AGGAGTTTTTATTTCTGAATACACCGCTAAAGCTTTCACGGAACCACGCGACTATCGCGTGGTTTTCTTGATACAATAAAGAACCTTGCAAGCGCAAGGCCCTGTAAAAGCGTTTTCTTTCAGCTCCAAAGAGCCTATTCGGTTTGAGGTTATCGCATAACCCAAGGTCGGGCTCCACAATGGGCTGCATACCGACACAGTCAATTGCTTCATAGCCAACGATAGCTGATCTCGTCGCTATCCTCTATAAACATTATAGCACAAAAGTGATTCAAGTCAATAACTTGAATTTTTTCCGTGGACGCGTCTGATGACGTGTCTAATATATTATATGGAATGATCTTAAAAAATGTCAATGAAAAATTTGGAAATAAAAAGGAGCGTGAATGCTATGGGAATATTAAAAGGAATTTTCAAATCAAGAGATAAGCCAAAGAATGCAACATCGGGCAGTGCATACCGATTCTTTATCGGTGGTAGTTCCATTGGTAAGAATGTCAATGAGCGTTCTGCTATGCAGATGACGGCGGTGTATTCCTGTGTGCGCATTTTGTCAGAGGCGGTGGCAAGCCTTCCACTTCATGTGTACAAATATAACTCAGAGGGTGGAAAGGGAGAGATTATTGCATTGTATCCCCTGATGCCAAACCGAATGACGGTGGACAGGGATGATAAGGGACAGCTTTATTATCAGTATAACACCAGCAAGGATGATGCACCGACCATGAAAGGAAGTATGGTGAATCTGAAACCTTCGGATGTGCTTCATATTCCCGGTCTGGGATTTGACGGACTGGTAGGATATTCTCCGATTGCCATGGCGAAGAATGCCATTGGTATGGCCATTGCCTGCGAAGAGTATGGTGCCAAGTTCTTTGCAAATGGTGCCACGCCGGGCGGTATTCTGGAGGATCCGGGAACCGTAAAGGATCCACAGAGGGGCAGAGACAGTTGGACTTCCGCTTTTGGCGGCAGCTCCAATTTCAATAAGGTAGCAGTTCTGGAAGAGGGAATGAAGTACACACCAATTTCCATTAGTCCGGAACAGGCCCAGTTTTTGGAAACAAGAAAATTTCAGATAAACGAGATAGCTCGAAGCAAGCAAAAGTCAGGCTGGTTACACGGCAGAAGTTAGAGCGATTGTAACTAAGTACGGAGCAAGCCGTCTGAGCGACATTGATCCAAAAGACTTTGCAGCAGTATTAAAAGATGCGGAGGCGATTGAAAATGAGTAAACAGAAGGTGAATTGTGCCAAAGGCACAAGAGAGGCTGACCTGGGCCATGCAGTATTATCCGCTTCTGGTTCGCACAGATGGTTGAACTGCACACCATCTGCAAGACTGGAGTTAGAGTTTGAAAACACCACATCGGAAGCGGCAAGGGAAGGAACTGCGGCACATGCTCTATGTGAGCATAAGCTGAAGAAGTTCTTAAAGAAGCGAAGCAAGCGTCCTGTTTCTGATTACAACTCAGATGAAATGGAAGAATGCACCGATGCTTATGCGGAATTTGTCATGGAGCAATACGAAGAAGCAAAAAAGTCCTGCAAAGATCCGGTGATTCTCATTGAGCAGAAACTTGATTTTTCCTGTTATGTGCCGGAGAGATTTGGAACAGGGGACTGCATCATCATTTCCGATGACAAGCTTCATATCATTGATTTCAAATATGGACAAGGCATATTTGTCGAAGCGGAACACAACCCTTAGATGATGCTATATGCACTTGGAACATTAGAAATCTACGATGCCCTTTACGATATCAAAGAAGTTTCTATGACTATCTTTTAGCCAAGAAGGGAAAATGTCAGTACATGGACTATTCCGATTGAGGAACTGAAAGTTTGGGCAGAGGAAGAACTGAAGCCGAAGGCACAGATGGCCTACGATGGCGATGGTGAGTATCTTCCAGGAGAATGGTGTACCTTCTGCAAGGTATCAGTAAAATGCAGAGCAAGAGCAGAGGAAAAAATGAAGTTGGCAAGACTGGAATTTAAGATGCCGCCACTTCTGACAGATGCGGAGATTGAAGAAGTACTGGATGTTTTGCCAGATCTGACCAAGTGGGCAAATGAAATCACAGCTTATGCAACGGAGGCTGCCATTCATCATGGAAAAGAGTGGAATGGATTTAAAGTAGTTGAAGGCCGTTCCAATCGCAAGTACCGTGATGAACTTCTGGTTGCAGAAGCAGCAAGGGAACATGGTTACACAGATATTTACCGTCAAACGTTAATTCCTATGACAGAGATGCAGAAACTGATGGGAAAATCTGCTTTTGAGGAAATTCTCGGTGACCTCATTTATAAACCACCGGGCAAGCCGATACTGGTACCAAATACAGACAAGCGTCCGGCTATGAACGTAACAAACGCAGAAAACGAATTTGATAAAATTATGGAGGATTAGTATTATGGCAAACATGAACAGAACAAAAGTTATCACCGGTATCAACACAAAACTTTCTTATTTCCACGGTTGGGAGCCTGTTTCCATCAATGGGGGAGCTGAAAAGTATTCTGTATCTGTACTTATTCAGTCGGTCATTTTTTGCGGACAGTTCATACATGCTATCCTTTTCTGTTCTCTGCTCCTGCGTTTGCTCTCGTTTGATTTCTCCCTCCGTATCTTCTTGGCACAAGCAGGACAATACCTTGATGCACCAGAGCCCGGGACATATTCAACGCCGCACACCGTACAATTTTTAGCGGGCATTGCTGCCCACCGTTTTGTAGGTATGATATGTAATTCATCGACAAAGCCGATGAATTTAGTTACAAATTATGAATATATCTATTGCAATTTTACAAAAAGAAAAGCCTCATCCCTCGCTGATTGAGAGATGAGGCGAAATGATTATGCTGTAATCTCCGGGATTTCTCCGACAAAGTTATAAACGATTCTGACTTCCTGCACCTTCTGTCCGTCAATCTTCTTGACTTCGCCCACCAAAATTTTGCTGATGAGCCGGTTCAGCACCGCTTCATCCAGTTCTTCAATGGCTGCATAGCGCCGGATTTCTTTGATGAAGGTGCGGACTTCATTTTCCTGTTCGTCAGAGTGGCGCATCATCAACAGTAGGTCTTGCAGGCGCTTCTGGTTGGCTTCCTGCTCTTGTTCCAGTGTTGCTGTCAGCTTCATAAAACGCTGCTCAGTCAGGATTCCTTTTGCCTTATCGGTATATAGGCTCAGGAACATCTCATCAATTTCACGATTCCTGCTTTCCAGTCGTTGACATTCCTTCTGTGTCTGGGAGGCATCCAGAAGATACCGGCGCTCCATCCGGCTGCTCAGCCGCTGATAAAAAGCATCGGCATCTTTGAGCGCAGTCTTTGCCAGTTCCTGAATATCTTTCAGCACAAGGTTGTACAAATCTCTGGCTTCGATCTTGTGGCTGGTACAGGCGTTCTTGCCCAGCCTGTTGTAGGTCTGGCAGATATAATACGCCTTATCAATCGGTTCTCGCTGTTCGCCGGTAAAACGATTCTTTCCGGTTCTGCCAACCTTTTCATACCGCACCTGCATGGACTTTCCGCAAGTCGCACAATAAATGATACCGTGGAACAGGTTATAAAAGGGGCAGGAGTTGCCCTTCATAATGGTTGGTCTGCGGTCAATGATTTCCTGTACCTGCTCCCATTCTTCCGGGGAGATGATTGCTTCATGGCAATCCTCGATAATTTCCCAGTCCTCACGAGGGATAATGTCATAGGTGTTGGAGCGAATCCCTTTCTGATGTGTCCGGCAGACCAGATGTGCGCCCTTATAAAAGGGATTCCGCAGAATATGGCTGATTCTTGCACTTCCCCATGAATAGTAATTTACATCACATTCTGTGTTGCTTTTTACTCTGGTGATCGGGACTTTATCATCCATGAGCTGCTTTGCAATCCGCATGCATCCCCAGCCATCCAGCGCCATATCATAGATTTTTCGGATTACCGGTGCTGTCTCAGGGTCACGGATCAAATGCCCCTTATCCTCCGGGTCACGCATCAAACCGAGGGGCGGCTGCCCACCACAAAACTTCCCCTGCCGGGAACGGGTCATACGCCCTGCCAGCACCTTTTTGGAAATATCCCGGCTGTACATATCGTTCAGGATATTCTTAAACGGCGTAATGTCCATTTCCTGACGGGTCAGGCTGTCCACTCCGTCTGTAATGGCGATATAGCGTACATTGTGTTTTGGGAAAAAGATTTCGATATAGCTGCCAGCTTCGATATAATTCCTGCCCAGTCTGGACAGGTCTTTGGTGATAACGCAGCCGATCTTTCCCGCCTCAATATCGGCAATCATGCGCTGAAAAGAAGGGCGGTTGAATAATGAGGTGTGATAGCGATAGCGGCAAAAAGCTAATAAAATCAATGGTTTTGC